AAACATTCTGGCCGAGGGGCTCTCGGCATCGGCCTGTGGAGGTGGCGTAAGACCCGTTCGGGCAAAAGCTCGGACAGGCAACCCCCAACGAAGCAGGAAAGCTCGTTCGTGAGGACGAGAAGCCCCGCCCTTTAGGCGTAGGGAGATGTCACGAAGGTGTCTTTGACTGAGTAGCGCCTGTCTCGCCAGTCTTATTTTACCAGAGGCTTTCCCGTGCTGCTTCGACCACTTCCTTCGTCACAATCTTCGTTTCGTTGGCCTCCAAAATACGCTTGACTTGCATCAGGAGACGATGAAACAGACGAAAATTGCCACTTGTAATGCGAATAACGGTGCTGATTGCTTCCCGATCTGTAAAATTCTCTGCTTGTATATTCATAATCGTCCTTTCTGGATACCCACTCCTTCAGGTGTGGGAGGAAAGAAAGCTGCCCGCAGGCAGGAAAGTCTTTTCATTTTCAGCAATGTCCATTTTCTTGAAATGCCGTTGAAACTATGCTATAATATGAAGTATGAAAACGGTGATATCTGCAAAAATCAAACTGAATACGACTCCAGAACAGTTTACACAATTGCGTGCGACGCAACTGGCATATCGAGACTCTCTCAACTTTGTGAGTCAGTATTCTTTTGAGCATGGCAAAATGAGCAACGCAATTGCTTTGCACAAAGGCACCTATGACGATATCCGAGCCCGTTTTCATTTGCCTTCCCAAATGGCTTGTAGTATTTCTCGACAAGTAGGGTCTACCTATAAGGGTCTTTGGACAAAGGTCAAGAAAAACGCACTAGATCGTAAGGATGGCAGAACCAAGAAGCGCTATAAAGGTTTGGATCAAGCGCCTAAGTTTGTTTCTCCTACCATCACCTACCAGATTGGGAAGGACTATGGTTTTAAGAAAGATAGCCAAATCAGCATCTTGACTCTGGAGGGACGTGCCGTTATTGCCTACACAGGCTACGACAAGCATGTCGCCTTGATCCAAAAAGGTGCTGAAATTGGAGCGGCAGAACTTTGGTACGACAAGCCCAAGAAACAATTCTATCTGCTGGTTAGCCTTGAAATCGAAGTAGCCGATCCGACCCCCGAAACCCACAAGGGAATTGTTGGGGTTGATGTAGGCGTTCGTTACTTGGCAGTAACTAGCAATACCCGAGGTGACCATTCCTTCCATGCGGGAAAGAGAGTTGTCCCCAAGGCAAACCATTATGCGAGACTGAGAAAGCGTCTGCAACAAAAAGGCACTCGCTCTGCTACCCGCCGTCTGGTGGTTATTAGCGGACGAGAGAGACGGTTGAAAGCCGACGCCAATCACGTGGTCTCCAAGCGCATTGTGATACGACACCCAAACAGCCTGATCGGGCTGGAGCATTTGACAGATATTCGGGATCGAACCAAGCGACGCAAAGGCAAGAAAGCGACCAAGAAGCAAAGAAAGGCGAATGCAACCTCTTCCAAATGGTCGTTTGCTGAGCTTCAGAGCATGATTGCCTATAAAGCTCTTATGCACGGCTCGATGGCAATCAAAGTGGATGCCAACTACACCAGTAAAGCTTGCCCAATGTGTGGACATACTTGTGATGCCAATCGTCCCAACAAGGGCCTGATGTTTATCTGTCAAAATTGCCATTACACGCTCCATGCTGATTTGATTGGCGCTAGAAACATTGCAATGCGAACGTTGCTCGTCCGGCAAGACTGGTCGAGTACGGGTACCTTGTCAGAGTGCCCTGATGTGTCGGACAAAGAAGCCAAAGCAGCACGTCTGCAAAGATATGCTGAGTTGCGGTGGAGTCTAGACACAAGCCCCCTGCTTTAGCTGGGGGTATTTGACGCCCAAGTTGTTCCAGTGCAGTTCGAGGAGCCACCGCGTTTCCTCTTTCAGAAAGCACGTGAAACTGGTGGACAAAACCAACGCGTGAATAGAGTTGAGGATAGCGTGCTAAGCGTTTTTCCAACCCTGGCATGCCAGCTGTAAATTGCGGTTGTCAAGTAGCAAATTTGACTTGGTAGATGAGGTAATCTGATAATGAATAACAATGCAATTTCGCAGGAATAGAATTTCGCAGTTTCGCAAAGAAAGGTAAATAAATAGATGGGAACAATAATGGGCGTGACTTTGGAAAAAGGAGGTGTCGGAAAGACAACTTCAGCACAAAACTTAGCAGTGGAGTTTGCAAAGCAGACAGGAAAACCAGTTCTCGCAGGGGACATAGACCCACAAGGAAACCTTACCAGAGGCTCTGGGATACAACTTGAAGAGGGCGATACCAGTGCCTACGAAGTTCTACTCAACCCGGACTATGGAGTTGAGTACGCAGTGAAGGCCTCCACGTCTGGTATTGACATTCTACCATCGACAAAGCCCATGGCTGGAGTCGAGTACGAGTTGGTAAATGCAATAGCGAGGGAAGGGAAGTTGAGGCAAGCACTACGAGAGGCTGAGGGATCAGAAGAATACCCGGTAACCCAGCAGGCTGTAGACAAATGGGACTATATTTTTCTCGACAGTCCCCCTAACCTGGGACTACTCACAATGAACGTCATGGTAGCAGCTGATGTCTTACTCATCCCGATCCAGGCACAAGTATACGCACTAGACGCGATGGACCAACTTGAAACTACAATCAAGCTCATTAAGAAAGTGAACCGGAAAGCACAGATCGGTGGAGTCTTCTGCACAATGTTTGACTCAAGGACAACCCTCAGCTCCACGATTGAACAGGAGATCCGCAAGAGATACGGCGAGCTTGTCTTCAAGACGGTGATACCGGTCAACGTGAAGCTAGCTGAGGCCCCGGCATTTGGACAATCCATACAAGAATATGCACCTACCAGCAGCGGAGCCCAAGCGTATACAGCATTAGCACAGGAAATCATAGAGAGGTTCCCAGGTCAGGGACCCAATCCCCTCAAGGGGATGGGCTTGCAGTGATCCGATAACGGGTTGCTTCGAGCTTCACCTGTCCAGACTCAGGTTTGAAAGAGAACCTACGTTAGAGGCGAAACTAGGTACCATAGGGTGCGAGGCCAGCCCGATGCTCTACGGTTGCAGGTTAAACAGGATTACGAGGGTTAGTGCCAGTGCTTGCAACGCCAAACCGCTTTCTAACAGTGTCGAGGCCACCATTACCCGAGAAATCGGAGGCTCTCAAAGGAGCATACACGTGAGTAACGTTTTCGTGGTAGATACCAACAAGAGACCATTGAATACCATTCATCCTGGAGAGGCTCGATTGCTTCTCAATAAAGGAAAAGCAGCGGTACTAAAGAGGTACCCATTTACAATCATTCTGAAGGTTGAAATTTCCGATCCGGTTGTTGCAGAGCTACGAATCAAGATTGATCCTGGAAGCAAGACCACGGGAATAGCCATCATGAATGATGCAACTGGAGAGGTGGTTTTTGCTGCTGAGCTCATCCACAGGGGACAGCAAATTAAGAAGAGCCTAGACGATCGCCGTGGCGTGCGTCATGGCAGGCGGGCTAGACATACCCGCTATCGCAAAGCAAGGTGGAAAAACCGACGCAACAAGAAGGTGGGTTGGTTAGCGCCCTCTTTGCAGAGCCGAATATCCAACATCATTACGTGGGTAGAGCGTTTCAGGCGGACGTGCCCAATCGCCGCTATCAGCATGGAGCGAGTCAAGTTTGACATGCAACTCATGGAGAATGCTGAAACAAGCGGCGTTGAGTACCAGCAAGGGACCCTGCAAGGATATGAGGTGAGAGAGTACTTGCTGGAGAAATGGGGACATAAATGCACCTATTGCGGGAAGGAAAATATCCAACTCCAGATAGAGCATATCCATCCTAGAGCGAAACGTGGCTCCGATCGAATATCGAACCTCTGCTTAGCCTGTGAGAAGTGCAACATTGCCAAGGGAACCAAGGACATTGGGGACTTTCTCAAAAAGAAACCTGAGTTGCTCAAGTCGATCCTCGCACAAGCCAAAGCGCCACTGAGAGATGCCGCTGCTGTAAATACCACCCGAAAGGCACTTTTCGAAAGATTAGAAGCCTTGAGGTTACCGATCGAATGCGGTTCTGGAGGACTCACCAAGTACAACCGCACCAGACGTGAGCTTGCCAAGACCCATTGGATAGACGCGGCGTGCGTTGGCAAATCGACTCCTGAGCAGATAGGAGTTACGGGCGTTGTTCCGTTGTTTATTACGGCCCACGGGCACGGTTGTAGACAACTGTGCCTGATGAGCAGGTTTGGCTTCCCTCGCACTGATCCCAAAGAGAAACATCCCAAGCACGGGTTTAAGACAGGCGATATCGTCAAAGCCATTGTGCCGTCTCAGCTCAAGCGTGCTGGGACGCACACGGGGAGAATGTCATCAAAGGCAAGTGGGTCTTTTACCATAGCAACGGGATCAGGGGCGGTTTCTGACGTTGGAAAGAATTACTGCCGAAAGCTTCAAAGAGCCGATGGCTACGGCTATTCCCAAAGGAGTGCGTGATGAAGGATTTTGCAGCCTGCGGGCTGTTTCTTTCCTCCCAATCCCTCAAGGGAATGGGTTCCCAGAAAGGACGTTATGGCCAATAAGAAAGATCTCTCTGCCGCTGTTTCGCAGCGCAAGATTATTCCTCCTCTCCAGCGAGGGAAGGGGATACAAATATCAAGCGATGAAGTGCAACAAAGCGATGATGCTAGTTCACAACAACCTGAAAGTGCAGATATGCAAGAAAGCGAAATTCAAATAGCGCAACAAAGCAACAAAGTGGGCTCGCAAATACAGGAAACTGCTGATACACAGCCTAGCGATAACAAAACTTCGCAACTTCGCAAAAACGCAGGACAACTAGAAAGCAAAAACGCAGATCAGCTGCCTAGCGATAACAAGGAAGTGCAAACTAGCAATGAAACACTAGTGCAAGACAGCGAGATCACAGAACAGCAGTTAAAGGAGCTCGCAAAAATGTTACAGAAGGTTATGGCAAAAGAGCAAAATCAAGAGAAAGCAAAGCAGCAGAAAGAAGACCCTGCAGATTTGCTTATCCAATCCCTTGCGAATGTGCAGTTTCAGTTTCCAGAACTTACGCAATTTCGCAAACTCGCAGAAACGCAGCGAAAGAAGATGAATCAGGGAGTGACGATTCCAGAGGCATT